AGAAAGGTAGGGGGTGGGTAATATATAGCAAGCCAAAAAATTATTATAAAATTTTTAAAATAGGTTTTGGATAGGTTTTTTAATAATAAAAACGGTTATAAAAAACAATGAAGTTTTTTAAATATATATTCTACAAAACAAATTATAGGATAACTGTGGGTTAAGAAAAGGGGTATAGAAATGGGGGTAACAACAACAATAATAGCCAATAGAGCGGGAGATGAGATAGACGTACAGAATAGTAAGTTGCCGGTAGTAGATACTGTGGTGTATGAGATTTTAGAGGGCAACAGATACTTCTATAATCAATCTAAAACATTTACTAATGCAGAGGTAGCGGACTATGTAATAGAGGTAGGAGATAATTGCATAAGATTTGTATTTGATTTAAGCAGTACTGCATCTGGTTTTACGTTTGCAACATATGAAGATGTAACGGTAGCAGAAGATGGCACAGAACTAACAATACTAAACAGTAATAGAGAGTCTAGTAACACAAGTGATTGTACGTTAAGACTAGGGGCAACCGTAACAGCAATAACTGATGAAGTTGTAATAAGAACTGGAGCAGTTGGAACTGATGGAAGTCCTGTAGCAAGACTAGCGGGAACTGTTGATGCACAACATGAGCTTGTATTAAAGCCTAATAAGAAGTACTTAATAAGGATAACAAACTTAGCAACCGCAAACACAATCAACGTAAATATAGGCTGGTTAGAAGCTTGTTAATTAGTAATTTGTAATATTACTTGACAAACAATATTATATGGTGTATAGTATAGACATAAGAGGTGCAAATATATTTGCACCAAAGTGAGGACTAACCGGTCTTTTGCTATCATAATTCAACTGGAAGAAAGCTTGTTTTGTAGTCAAGAAGTTGTGGGTTCGAGTCCTACTGATAGCTCCAATAGCAGGATTGACTGCTTATAATTAATCTGAAATGCTTGCTGAACGAATGTGTCAGTGTTATCTAGTTAAATAGGCATAATAAGTCTAATAAATTAACTTTATTAGGAGTAGGCAGACTACTATAAAATCAATCATTAAAGTAAATAACAGCGAGTAATCTAAAGCGTGACTTTAAAAAGCACGCAAAATTACTTAAAAATAAACAAGATTGATAATGGAATAAAGTGCGGTTGAAAGTTGGAAAAAACTTCGGATAGGAGTAGATATGGAACTATTATTATTAATAGCATTTCTAACTATAATAAGAATGATATTGAATAGGGCAGATTAATGGTAGAAATATATAATAACGTATTTATAGGTGATGAAAACGATTATGAGTGCAACGTTAAATATAACGAAACGTTTAACGTTATACAAGCGTGCAAAGAGCCATATCACAGAAAGGCAATCGGATACAAAGGTAGGGCTTGTGACAGCCAAAACCCAGAATACTTATTTGCAATCAGAGATAACAGGTTAATATTAAACTTGATAGATGGCAAAAACCATGAATATGTTAGTAAAATAATAATAGACAAGGCAATAAGATATATAAATGAGTCATTAAACAGTGGCAAAAAGGTATTAATACACTGTAATAAGGGTGAGTCAAGGTCTGCTAGTATAGGTTTATTGTTTTTAGCACATAAAGGTGTGTTTAAAGGTGATAGATTTGATATTGCTGAGAGAAAATACAAAGAAATATATCCAAAATATAGCCCCTCGGAGGGGATAAACAAGTTTTGTTATATAAATTGGGAGAAATACAACAGATAGTATTATAAACGATTTATACATAAATTAAATAACGTGTGTGCCTATTCGTGCAGTACTAGATACGGTGCTTATAGGTAGGGTTAAATGATACAAATATTCGCAGAGGTGGGGGCAAGTATTGTTTTTAAGGTGAATTATGACTGAACAAGAATTATATATAAAACTATTACAAAGCGATTATTGTGAATATTGTAAATTCGTTCATAATGGCGAATGGCAAGTTACTAGATTTCACAAATATTTAACTAACTATGTGCAAGAATTTATTGAACGTGATACAGACAATGCTTATGACATACTTTGTATACATACACCGCCACAATTTGGCAAGCTGATAGCTGATTATACACCAGTTTTAACTAAAGATGGCTGGAAAAGACATGGCGACTTAGTTATTGGTGATTATGTATTTGGTTTAGATGGTGAATATAAGAAAGTTATCAATGTATTACCCAAACATTACGCAAATATGACAGTAGAATTAACTAATGGCCAAAGAATTGAGTGTCACGAAAATCACGAATGGGTTGTATATGATAGAAATTCGCACAAAAACAGTACAATAGAAACAGTTAAGATGTTCAATAGAGGTGTTAGTAATAAGCTTTTAGGTAGAGGCCATAGATATAACTTTATGTTACCTAACGCAAAACCAATTAAGGGAACTAAAAAAGACCTTTTGGTAAACCCTTATGTGCTAGGTGCTTGGTTGGGAGATGGAACAAACACAAAACAATGTATATGTAGTTGCAAAAAAGATATTATAGTATTAGATGAATGTAGTAAATATTATACAACAAGTAGTGAAAATGTTCATAAAGATACTGGTGTTATAACTAGATATTATAAAAATTTGAATAAAGATTTAAGAACTTTTGGAATGTGTTTTAGTAAAAAGACTGAAAAATATATACCAGAAGAATATATAACATCAAGTATCGAACAAAGGCTAGAGTTATTAGCAGGTTTAATTGATACTGATGGATATTTAGACAAAAAGCACAACAGAGTTGCATTTACAACTAGTGACTATTTATTAAAAGAAACATTTGAAAGGCTAATAAGTACGTTTGGGTGGAGAGTTTCAACAACAGAAGTTCAACCAAGATTAAGTACAAGTGGCATACAAGGCAAAAAAGCGTATTGGCAAATATGTTTCAACCCAACAATTTCTATTCCTTGTAGAATAGAAAGAAAGAAACAGAATAAATTTTCTAAACAAAGAAGAATTGCAATTAAAAATATATATTATAGTGAACATACTGTTGGTAACTGTATAACAGTTGAAGATGGAATATACCTTGTTGGTAGAACAATGATACCTACTCACAACAGCATGACAATTACGGAAACTTTACCTAGTTGGTTTCTAGGCAGAAATCCTGATAAAAAGGTAATAGAAATATCATATAACGAAGATTTTGCTAGAATATTTGGTATTAGAAATAGACAAAAAATAAAAGAGTATGGCGATGCCATATTTGGTGTTGGAATTTCAAGGGAAAGAGATACTGCCCTTGCTTTTGAGTTAGAAGGACACAGAGGTGGTATGATTTCAAGTGGGGCTGGAACTGGTGTAACTGGTAAACAATCACACTTAATGGTTATAGATGACCCTATTAAAAATAGTAGTGAAGCTAATTCACAACTCAAGCGTGATAGCATTTATGATGAATGGATAACATCATTTAGAAGTAGATTGTGGGTAGGTGCAAAGGTTATTGTAATAATGACTCGTTGGCACGAAGATGACCTAGTTGGGAGAATGTTAGAAGAAGAAAATAACATTGAATACTTGTGTTTACCTTGTGAAGCAGAAGAAAACGATGCCATGGGTAGAGAAATAGGAGACGCCTTATGTCCTGAAATAGGCAAAGGCAACGAATGGTTAAAAGATTTTAAAGAAGTTTTTTCATCTAAGACTGGTGTTAGAACTTGGAACGCATTATATCAAGGCAGACCTACTGCTCAAGAGGGTAACTTAATAGAAAGACAATGGTGGAGCGAGTACGAAGAACTACCCGAAATAGCAAGTTGGCTTATGAGTGTTGATGCAACGTTTAAAGATAGTAAAGATAATGACTTTGTTGCCATACAGGTATGGGGCAAGGCTGGTGCAAACTATTATTTGATAGACGCAATTAAAAAAAGGCTTAATTTCCCCGATACGGTGCGTGAAATACGTAGATTAAGGGGTATGTATACCAAATGTAAGACAACACTAATAGAAGATAAGGCAAATGGTAGTGCCATAATACAAATGTTAAGGCATGAAATGAGTGGAATTATACCAGTAGTTCCTTTGGGAAGTAAAACTGCTAGAGTAGAGGCTATTTTAGGCACAATAGAGAGTGGAAATGTATATTTGCCTAAGAAAAAAAGTTTTACAAACGATTTTATAGACGAATGTGCATCTTTTCCTAATGGAAAGCACGATGACCAAGTTGACTGCATGAGTATGTCACTTAATAGGCTCGTTTATAGACGTGGTGTTGGGAACAAACAAGAAAGAGAACTTACTGCTATGGAAAAAATGTTTCCTGCTTACTTTGGTAGAAACAAAAACAAGGAGGGTAAGATAAATGTCATATAGTACTGCACTAATTCTAATGGCTTTCCTGATGCCTGTGGTGTCCGTCACAACGTTTATAATAGGTTTTAATATAAATACTAGGCACAGTAAAAAAATCGGCTTAAAACGAAAGGAAAAAATTACACCTTTTCAGCAAGTTATGGCTAACATAGACAGATATGATGGAACTGACAAAGGACAGGAGGAAGTTAAATAATGGAAGCTACTCAAATATGGGAAAAGTATCAGAAGTCACTTGACTATTTAAGACTTAAAGCAGTAAAAACTAGAACTGAAAAGAATTATAACTTCTACATTGGTAAACAATGGGAGGGTATTCAATTAGGTGGTGAAACAAACAAAGATGAACTACCTATTATGAATATTATTAAACCTATAATCAAATATAAGGTATCTACAATAGGACAAAGACGTGTAGTTGCTAGGTATCAAGATATGGGAGAGTCAAGAAAAAGTGTAATGTCAACAGAAATATGTAAAGCATTAAACGATTATTTCTCAAAAGCTTGGGAAAGAAGTAAAATGGATACATATTCATGGAAAATGATAAAAGCTTGTGCAATACAAGGTGACTCATATCTTTATTTTGGTAGCCAATCCCCTTGTGATGAGCCTATAATTATACCTAATACTTCAATGTTATTAGGCGATGAAAACACTACAAACATTCAAAACCAACCATACATAATTATAAGAGAAAGGTTATCACTAGAAGAAGTTAAGAAACGTGCTAAAAAGAATGGTATTAAAAAAGATGTTTATAATTCAATTTCAAGCGATAGCGACACTACTGAACAGATAGTTAATGACAATGAAGTTGATAACAAAGTAACATCACTTGTATATATGCAAAAGATAAATGGAATTGTTAATGTTGCTAGAAGTACACAAACCGTATTATATGAGAAGTTTCACCCATTAGAACAAGAATTAGACGGTAAAGGTAATGGAATAGGTGCAAAATTCTATCCAATAGTTCCAATGGTATGGGAAGAACTTCCAAACACTGCCAGAGGTGCATCTGAGGTTGAACAAGAAATTCCTAATCAGTTAGCATTAAACAAGACTCTTGCTAGGCGTTCAGTGGCAATTAAAATGAGTGCTTTCCCTAGACTTGCTTATGATACTACTGCCATAGACAACCCTGACGATTTAGATAGGGTAGGTGCAAAATTAGGCATTAATGGCTTAGACTCTAGGTCAGTTAATCAAATGATTAGTTATTTACAACCAGCACCTATGACATCAGACCCTAAGATATTTTCTGATGAATTGTTAAATAATACCAAAGATTTAGCAGGTGCAGGAGATTTTGCTACTGGTAACATAAACCCAGAAAGAACAAGTGGAGCAGCAATTACCGCATTAAGAGAGCAAGCACAACAACCACTTAATGAACAAGTTAAGATGTATGAACAATTTGTAGAAAATGTTGCACATCTATGGTTTGATATGTTAAGGACATACAATTCAGAAGAAGTTAAACTTGATGTTGTTATACCTAGTAAAGACTTACAAAAGATAGAACCTGATATAAGAATAGACGTATCGGACGAGTCTGCTTGGAGCAAGTATGTAGAACAACAGAAATTAGATAATTTATTAGAGGGTCAATACATAACCTTTGATGAATATATAGAAGTAATGCCAGAAGATGCAAGTTTCCCTAAGAGCAAAATACTTGCAATATTAGAAAGACGAGGTGAGCAACTTGGCAACCAAGAAATCGGAGCAGAGCAAGGACAGTACAGCGAAGAAGAAATCGCCCAACTCCAAGCCCAAATCAACCAAAACCAAGGCGGAATTACTAACACCGCTGGAGCACAAGAGGGCTATATTCCAGACGGAGGATATATGGCTTGACCAATGGGAAGCATATTTTGATACCATAAGTAATGATGGTTTTTCATCATATCCAAGTAGATTTAATTTTGCAAGGACACTAAAAATTAGTTATTCTACTGTTGGCAAAACATTTAAAATGTATCCAGCCAGTAAACCTATTTTTATAGATATGCTTGCAGACTTACTCTCGGAGGGTATGGTTAGAAATAAATACAATTCAACCGCAACTATATTTTCACTCAAAAACCTTTGTGGCTGGGCAGACAAAAGAGAAACTGTTTCCAGTATTAAGAAGCTTGATGAAATAGTTGACAAAAACGAAGCTAAGGAATGTATTATGAAATATATGAAAGAAAATAATATAAAAGTTTCTTAGCAAATAATTTAATAAAGGAGATTAACAATGGACTTAGAAAACAACACTCCAGTAGTAGATGAGGTATCTTCAGTAGAAGAAACACCCGTTGAAACTGTAAGCGAAGAAACTCAGGAGGTCGCTGCACCTGAACAAGTTGTAGAAAGCGAAGAAACTCAGGAGGTCGCTGCACCTGTAAAGTCTGACGCAGATACTGCTTTTGCTCAAATGCGTAGAGAGAAACAAGACTTAGAAAAAACCAATCAACAATTACAAGAAGCACTAGGCTTGTATTTTGAGGGGGAAACTCCAGACGATTTATACATTAAAGCACAAGCAAATTATCAGCAAAAAACACCCGAAGAAGTGCGACAAGAATATGAAGCACAGAGGGAAGCAGAGCAAAAGGAACTACAGTTCCAAAATATGGCACAAGAATTACAATCTTATAAAGTTAAAAACATTATGAGTGAAAGTTTACAACAAATTCAAGCCATAGACCCAAATGTCACAAGCCTTGAAGAAATAGGTGGTAACTTTGCAAATTATATAAAGGCAGGACTAGGTGCAACCGAAGCATATTATGCAGTACAAGCACAAAAGATTAAAGAAACACCAGTTCCACCAAAGCCTGTTGGCAATATTAATACTGGCGAAGTTGAGCAAGACTTCTATACAAGTGAAGAAGTTGACAATATGACAAAAGCAGAGGTCAAGAAAAACCTCGACAAGATTAAAAAGTCTATGACAAAATGGTAACTTTCCTCAATAAGACAAGGAGGTTAAAATGTCTTATAACAATTTTAAACAAACAGTATGGGCTACTAACATTGAACAAGAACTAGATAAGGCTCTCGTATTTGCGGAAAACACTAACAGAGAATATGAGGGACAAGTAGAAAATGTTGGTGATACCGTAAAGGTATTGGGTGTTGGCAGACCTACAGTAACAACTGTAACAGGTTCAACAGATATTTCATTATCAGCAGCAGAAACAGTGGAAGATACTTCTGTAACAATGGCTATCAACAAGGTAACTCATTTCAACTACAAGGTTGGAGATATTGATAAAGCACAAATGAAGAACAACTTAATGTCTGTATTATCAAGTGAGTCAACTTATGTAATGGCAGATGAAATAGACCAAGGAGTTGCAGACTTAGCTAAAGATGTTGCAGCACAAAACTTATGGTCAAGTGCTAAAACTGACGTTGCAAAGACTAATATTTTAGGATATTTCGATGAAGGACTTCAAAAGTTATATGAAAACAATGTTAGGTCTAACACCAAGATTACAGCAACAGTTCCACCTTGGTTCTGGATATTGATGAAACAAGCATTAATAGCTGCTGACACAGATAACTCTAAACTGCTTGAAGTTGGAGCAGTAGGAAAATATGGTAACGTATTAATTAAGTTATCTAATAACGTTGCAACTGATGGTTCAAGCAACTCATTAATTCAGCTTAAAACTGATAAAGCTATTGCACTTGCAATTCCAAAGATACATACAGAAGCTTACAGACCAGAATTGAAGTTTGCCGATGCAGTTAAAGG